AAAACCCGGAAACCGTTGGGGCTCAAGGGTTTGCACGTGGGACCGCCAGTCCCACACGGTCCCACGGGTCCCACACCTATGCACCTTGAAAAGTTTATATTTGGACTGACGAAAAAGGGTTGACTTTTGTAGCTAACACCAGTATAATTGAGATGTTAGCTACACAAGGAGGTGCTAAGTGTGGCTGATAAAAGCAGAGCCGAATATTTCCGCAAACGTCGCGAAACCAGGAAACAGTTTATGGTTCTCATGGATAAGGAGAAGTTGGAGAGGTTTGACCAGAAACTCAAGTCCATGGGAAAATCAAGGGCTGAATGGCTTCGGGAAAAGGTGGATGAGGAACTCGGCGAATAAAAACAGGACACACGCTCCCTCCAGCAAGAGAACCGCGTATGTCCTGCCAACCTCGCCAAAAGGCTTGGTAAATCTCATTCTACCACGCTTTCTGGTGAAATTCAACTAGGAGGCATTGCCATGACAGCAAAAGACGCTATATTTGAGATCGACCAAAAGAATTATGAGTTGAAGTGCGCCACAAACTCCGTTCTTGCGGTGCACACTGCGATGCAAAGCGAATGGAACACACCGGACCCTTTTGTTGATGCGTTGTTTAGCGTGATTCTCTCTCTGGAGGCGGTGCAAAAGGGGATTGATCAGGTGATAAAGCAGTGTTTAGAAGATGCAAGAAAGGTGGAATGCGAATGATGGAACTTCAAATTTTTAACCACCAGGACTTTGGACAAATCCGGGTGGTGGAACAGGACGGGGAGCCCTGGTTTGTGGCGGCGGATGTGTGTAGGGCGTTGGAGATTTGCAGGACGCAGACCCGGCGTTTAGATGATGACGAGAGGGGGGTGTATTCAATGCACACCCATGGAGGGATGCAGGATGTATCCATCGTCAACGAACCAGGTCTCTACTCCCTAGTGCTGGGCAGCCGGAAGCCAGAGGCGAAGGCGTTCAAACGCTGGATTACCCATGAGGTGCTTCCGTCTATCCGAAAGACCGGCGGATATCACCTTGTCGAGGTGCTTCCTGCGGTAAAACAGCGTAGCCTCACAACGGATGACTATCTGAAAGCCGCAACCATCGTGGGCAGCTGTCGTAATGAGAGGATGCCCTACGTGCTGGGCCTCCTGAAGCAAGCCGGATTCTCCATCCCAGAAGTTCAGCGAAGCAGAGAACAGCTTCAAACGGAACTTATGGAGGTTTTGGACCGCGCTTTCAGCAATGGCTTTACCAGTCGGCAGATCAGCGCTATGGTGGGAATTGACTACGGCACCATTTGCCAGTACCGGCGCGGAATTCACAAGCCAGGCAGAAAGCGAGCCGAGTACATCATACAGGTTGTTCGGAACGCTATGGAGGATACAACCGAATAACACAAAATCGTCAGTCTGAATATGGACTGACGATTTTTTTATTGAGGAGGACACAAACATGGAAAAGAACGGGTATCACATCCCACCGTACCGTTTGATGAAGATCTCCGAGCACGCAGCGAAGATCGTGAAGCAGATTGTCTGCGAGCCGGCGGTAAACTTCACCCGGCAGGAGGCAGACATCATCCTGGATATCGTTCGAGACACGTTGGACAAACGCACGGAAGGAGATGAATCTTCCCCATGGAGTTAAGGCCGTATCAGAAGGAGGCCATCTCCGCCATCAGCGCGCAGCCCCCAGGACGGTATTTGGTGCAGATGGCTACCGGATTGGGCAAAACCGTCACCTTTGCCAACCTACCCCGGCAAGGTCGGGTGCTGCTCCTTTCCCACCGAGAGGAACTTGTGGAGCAGCCCAGGAAGTATTACGCCTGCTCCTTTGGGGTGGAGCGTGCCGCTAGCCGGAGCCACGGGGAGGAGGTGGTCTCCGCCAGCGTGCAGACGTTGGTGCGGCGCCTGGATCGGTTCGCCCCGGACGAGTTTGACGTGGTGATTGTAGACGAGGCCCACCACGCCGCTGCACGGACCTACCGAAAAATCCTCTCTCATTTCCGCCCCCGCCTGACGCTTGGATTTACCGCCACGCCGAACCGAGGGGATAAGGTACGGCTGGACGATGTGTTTTCGAGGATCATCTTCTCTCGAGATCTGCGGTGGGGGATCCAAAACGGCTACCTCTGTGACATCCTGTGCAAACGGGTGAACATCGGGTACGATCTCTCCGCCGTCCATACCCGCCTGGGAGATTACGCCCCCGGTGAGTTGGCCGAAGCGATGGAGGGCACCGCTGACGCCGTCGCCCAGGCTTATCGGGAGGAAGCGGAAGGGGCGACCCTGATCTTCGCGGTGAACGTGGCCCAGGCAGAGGAGATCGCGGCGAAGATCCCTGGCGCCGTCGTTGTCACCGGAGAGACCAAGGACCGGACTGGGATCATCCGACGGTTTACGGACGGGGAGATTCCCTGCTTGGTCAACTGCATGGTGTTCACGGAGGGGACGGACATTCCTCGCGTGGAAACGGTGATCCTGGCAAGGCCCACCCAGTCTGACGCGCTCTACACCCAAATGGTAGGAAGAGGACTCCGGTTGTATCCCGGCAAAGAGCGGCTCATCCTGATCGACTGCGTGGGGACCACCGGGAAGGCATCCCTGTGTACGGCGCCCTCTCTGCTGGGGATCAATCTGGATGACGTTCCAGAGAGACGCCGGCAGGATGTCCAGGGAATGCTCTTCGACCTCCCGGTCAGGGCGGCTGCTGCATCGGATTGCCCGGAAAGCTGGATCAAAAACGTGGAGATCGTCAATCTGTGGGCAGAGGAACAGAAGTACCAACTCCACGATGTGAACTGGTTTCGGATGCCGGACGGATCCCTGGTGTGCTCCCTGCCGGAGCGGCGGAAGATTACCATCCCTTGCCCGGATGCGCTGGGACAGGTAAATGGCGTGCCCATGCAGGAACGGCTAGACGAGGCATACCGATATCTGCAAGAGGAGTGCCAAGATTCCCGGTATCTCTGGGACAGGAATGTGGTGGACCGCTGGGGGAAGCAGTCGGCCAGCGAGAATCAGTTGAACATCATCCGGCGGCGGTGCCGCGGGTTTGATCCCAGCGGCCTCACCAAGGGGCAGGCCAGTCAAATTCTAAACCGTTTGTTCCACGGGGGAAGGAGTGCATGACGTGACAGAGTATCAGCATCAATCCGCAGTATTCCGGTGGTCCCGGCAGCCGAAGGTCCGCGCGCTGTATCCGGAGCTCGCCCTGCTGTTTCACATCAAAAATGAGACCCAAGGCGGCGCCACCCAAGTGGCCATCGACCGAGCCGGCGGCGTGAAGAAGGGCGTACCGGACCTCTGCCTGCCAGTGCCGCGAGGGGAGTACCACGCCCTGTACATCGAGCTCAAAACAGAGCGGGGCCGCACCAGCCAGGCCCAAGAGTGGTGGATCAAGAAGCTGGGCGAGGTGGGAAACTTCGCCTGCGTCTGCCGCGGCTGGGAGGCGGCGGTGCAGGTTTTGGGGTGGTACCTAGACCTAGGAGAGCACCGATGAAGACGGGGGAAGAGAGGTTTTCCTTCCCCTGGGAGCGGGACGCCATGAGAGGGGACTCCATGCCAGAGGGGCTTCCACTCTACGACCAAGCGGCCTACCAGGCTATGCGGTATCTATATGCCCTCTATCGCCGGGGCGGCATCCCTCGAGAAGATGCCGCGGCAGAGAAGGGAAGGATCCGGGGAGAGTACGAGATAAGGAAAAAGCAGTTCCAAGCAGTCCGGGAAGGGCAGACGGAACGGGCGCAGTTTTGGAAGGCAATCGAGGCCGCTGCCAACCGCTTCGGCAGGGAACGGACGTTAGAGAACGCGGAGGCGTTCTTGGAAGCGGTGTATCAAGCGGGTCTGAGAAATAGGAGGAATCTATGATTTTAACCGGAAACGAAATCAAGCTCCAGCATGAGGCTGGTACCATCGTCATTGAACCCTGGGACGATGCCAGGGTAAACCCCAACAGCTACAACGTCTCCCTGGCCCCGGAGTTGATGGTCTATACCGAGGCCTGTCTGGATCCTCGGCAGGCCAACCGGACCAGGACCGTCCCCATCCCGGAGGAGGGGCTGGTGCTCACCCCCGGGAAGCTCTACCTGGGACGCACCAACGAGTGGACGGAGACCTACGGCCTGGTGCCCAAGCTGGAGGGTCGTTCTTCCATCGGTCGCCTGGGGCTTTTCATCCACGTTACCGCCGGGTATGGTGACGTAGGTTTCCGGGGTTACTGGACCTTGGAGATCGTCGCCGTGGAGCCTGTGCGCATCTACCCCAACATGGAGATCGGGCAGCTGTCCTATCTCCCGGTGTGCGGTGAGGTGACGGACACCTACCACGGCAAATATCAGGGGAGCCGGGAGATTGTGGCCAGCCGGATGTACAGAGAGATGGAGGGGGAAGAAATGACTAGAAAGGGAATACTGGACGCCGCAGAGGCGTGTGTTTGCGGACAGAGAGAGCAGGACTATGGCAGCCCAGAGGACAATTTTCGCACCATCGCTGAGTTGTGGAGGCAATACATACAGGCTCGTTGCGTTTGCCCTGGTGTTTTGGTAGACCTTGTCCCTGGCGATGTGGCCGCCATGATGGTTCTGCTCAAAGTGGGACGAATTGCTGGAGGATCCTCTTCCCAGGACAACTGGGTAGATATCGCCGGTTACGCCGCCTGTGGCGGGGAGATCGCAACGAAAGGGGCAGCGGAATGAGCATCACCAGAGAACAAGCCGCAACATGGTTTGAGACCATACACCCGCCAGGCCCAGCCGCTCGGGAGATGTACCGGATGGCAGCGGAGGCGTTGCGGGCGCAGGTTGTGGTGGATGATAGCCTGGCCCCCAGGTCGGCGTTTTCGGATGTTGATGGGTACATTAAGTATCTGATCGGCGTGATTCTAAACCTGGAGACCGCAAGGGGGAATCTAAGAGCACTTGTCGCAGAACTGGAGGAAGCCGATGGATCTATACGACCCAAAAACAGGTAGATTTGACCCAACCCCCCTAGAAGATTTTTCGATGTGGGCTACACTCCAACGGGGAGGGACAAACGCGAATATTCCACTACTGAAAGAGTTTGTCTACCAATGGGTTAAAGCCACGACCCAGAAAACAGCGGGGCAAAGAAAGCGCGGTAAGGACATCGACTGGGACGAGCTGCCTCGCATCAAAATGGGCATCCTCTGCGAAGCCGTGGCCCTAGTTCTGTCTGGCAAACTGGATGAGTTGGAGGAAGACAAAAATGACCTGTAAATACTGCACACACTGGGAGCCGGACATTGACCCGGAGACGGGGGTGGAGATCCATCGGTGTGATTGCTGCGCGTCTCCGAGGTTGGATGATGTGACAAGGAAAGATGATGGGTGCGAATACGGGGAGGCATCAAATGCTGTATGACGAACTCACTCCATCCCAAAAACGGCAGTGCACAAGGTGCCGGAATGGATACATAGACCAAATCGCGGACCTGAAAGCTGAGGTCCAGAGGCTCGAAAACAATGTACGGGTCTATCATGAGGCGCTTAACAAAATGGGCCGGGAAACTGGATGGGCGAAGCGGAAAATTGATAGCCTGCTTGGAAAGGCAAAGGAGGACAACCAATGAGCATGACGAGGGAAGAAGCGATTGAGCTTTTAAGAGACACCCCCATTGACATCAGGAGCACACGGGAGGATGACATTCACACGCTGTATGCGACGGCCCAGATGATGGCAATAGACGCCCTCCGTTCCGTCAGCCGGGAGCGGATGAAGAAGATGCGGGGAGAGTGGATGGGTTCTGCTGATGGGTATGCCGATGGAGAACTGGTCTACGACATTTGGGAATGCAGTCATTGCGGTTATGTGATTGACGAAGAGGATGACCCAGATATGCTCCCACAGTTTTGTCCAAAATGCTGTTCGATTATGACGGACGAGGCCTTGGAGACGGTGATGGAGAGATTGGAGGTGCTGAAAGATGGCAGTACGACCGATTGACGCCGTGCATGTGCTGAATGACATCAGCTGGCACCACAAACCGACGCCAGTGAGTGAATTCGAATCCGGGTTTAACCAAGGGATCAATCAGGCCATGTGGATAATCACTCATGCCCCCACCCTCACCCCGCCGAACGAGTGGGTGAGCGTGGATGACAGATTACCAGAGGAAGATCCACACATTAAGAAGTTTATTGAGGATGAAATATTTGGGCTTCTTACTGTTCTCGTATACAACGGTGAAGTGAAACAAACGAACAGATTCTTTTGCAATGCGCCAAAGTTTGGATTTTCAAAAACAGATGGATGGGAATGGGCGTCAAGAAACGTAACCCACTGGATGCCACTTCCCGCACCACCCAATAACCGCCCGCCGGAGGGAGAGGAGGACAATAATGACTAAATGCTATGGACATGAAGAGTGCGAATACAACGCACAACCAAACTGCGCCCTGCCCGATGGTATGGAGTGCCCGCATGGAGTGAAGGCCGATAAACCTACCAACGCCGACCTCATCCGGGCCATGAGCGACACAGGGCTAGCGAAATTGTTCTATAGTGTATACAAGCGCAGTTGCATTGATTTCGTAAATCAGTCGGGCATCAATGCTGAAATAAAATTCGAAAATAGCGAGGCTAGTGAAGCGGCATTTTTGAAATATCTCCAGTCACCAGCAGAGGAGGACACATGATGAACTGTCAGAACTGCACCAAATACGATGACTGCCGCACCGGGTCTGGCCTGACATGGCCGTGCGGAGCATACCAGCCAAAGGACAAGCCAAACTGCATCGGATGCCCTTACATACACCCTGACAACGGCAACTGTACAGCGGTTGGTGGCTTCTTCACAGCGGTCCCTGCTGCGCATTGTCCCCTGATCCCAGAGTTGCGGGCCGAAAACGAAAAGATGCGGGACGAACTGGATTCTGTTAAAGGTGAGCGGGATGCAGCAATTAAAGACCTGTTTGAAATAATAGGAGATATCGAGGAAATCAGATGTGGATACGGTGTTGATAACGCCGACACCGATGAGGCTTTCGCAGAACTGTGTAATGGATATTGTGCCAATGCAGGTAACCTATGCTACGAAGAAGGCGAACATTATCGCTGTAAACATTTTAAGTGGCGCGGCCCGCATAAGGAGGACTGATATGTTCCGTGAACGATATACGGAAAAGGTTGATGGAATATGGAGTGTCTCTTGTAAATATGAGGAACCTCCATACCCGGTTGTTACACAGGAGGTCATAGACCGCCTTGCCGCCATTGAGGACATCCTGGGCGACGAGTATGACCTGGATCGGCTCCGCGAACTGGTGCAGGCGGATCGAGAGGGACGGTGCGTGGTGATACGCCCTAATTCGGCAACTGACGATAACTACAAAATTATTTGCAGAAAGATCAATGCAGAAGATATTCATCTGGGGAAAATGAGGAATGTCCATGAAAAACACAAATGAACCTGAACAATGGCGCCCGATCCCTGGGACGAACGGGATGTACGAGTTGTCCAATATGGCGAGGATCCGCAGCTATCATCCATGGCGGGGGAGGAAGACTCCATTCGTCGTGAAAACGTTTTGGAATTCCGGGGCGGGATACATGATGGTGGCCATCCACCTACAAGGGACAGTCAAAAATATGTCTATAAAAACGCTTATGCGGGACATCTGGATGGACGGAAAGAGAGATGGGTATAGTGTAGGCGTGATCGATGGAGATCCAAAGAACCTGGCTCTTTCCAATCTGATGTACGCACCCGGAAACAGAAAGCCGTGCGCTATGATCGGAAGGGACGGCAAGAGAACGGAGTATCCGTCCATAATTGCGGCTGCCGCGGACAACTACATGACACCATCCGGCGTGAGCCGTAGGATCAAAACAGGGGAAGAAGTCGATGGAGTAACTTTTTTCTTGATTTAAGCATTGGGTACAAAGACACTTTCCCTAATTTCATAGATTTCGGAAGATTGTATGGTATAATAAAAGAGAAGTGGGTTTTCGCTTCGTCGCCCGGCACCGAGGCGGCATGAATATCGGGCCCTCCTTCTTTTCCCGGCTCGCGGGCAAAGCCGGTCACAAACCCGCAGCATGGCCCGAGGATTTAGGGCCATATACGGTTCCCTATCTCAAGCGGCAGAGATCCCGGCTCATAACCGGGCATATCCTGGTTCGAGGCCAGGGGGAGCCACCAGATATCAGGATGGAGGAATTACCATGATAAACAATCCTATTGTTGGTTCGGCTGGGGGGGCAATAATCAGTTTGTGATTTCTGATACTCCTATGGAAGGCACTGTATTGCATATTTTTTCTATAGGAGAAACAGAAACGCTTACATTTGACCTTGGTGGTCCGACTATGGGTGGAACGCTTACAGGGAAACTGGAAGATGCAGACGGGAAAGAGCATCCAATTATTAGTGTAGACCAAGTTGGGCGACTAGATGTTGCGATAACATTTATCGTTCCTAATGTTGCAGTTAAGCTGACATATAAGGAGGAGTTTTGAACATGATTAACAATCCATTCGCCCCTAAAACTGGGGGGGGGGGCAAGAAATACACCATAACCGACCAAATCGGATACGGTTTACCGGCGGAGGCACAAGTTGGGGAACTTGTGGAGGGGCACATTAACCAATATGCGGCAGACGGAAGAGTTTGGGCTACAGAAAATATATGGAGTTTTGGTGACCCAAGTCTTTACGACCGACAACGTGTTCCAAGTACCACGTATGCTTACGAGCTTCCAATGGGTGCTGGAAGCGGCACATACATAGGATTCATCATGCCTCCATCAAATGTTGTTGTTAATAGCGGTTTGCCGGAGGATATAACGTGAGATAAAAGGAGTGTATCAATATGATCGTGAACCCTGTAATTTATGGGGGGGGGCGAGTTTCCACTTTGTTTCTGACTTAACTAATGGAAGCTCGTCTCTGAACGGTGTACATATCTCGGAGGGGGATGTGGTACAAGTTACGCCTGGTAGGATATGTTTATTAAAGACTTCGTTCGAAGGGAGACCGGAAGGTACTCAACTGGTAACAAGCAATGGAATATCGGTTCCGTACCAAAAAATTGATGATATGGTAACAAGAGCAGGAAGTCATCCTTTTAACTACAGATTTGTAATGCCGGACGAAGATGTGTTTTGCAACGAGAAGTAAGA